ATGCCCACACACTACGCTTTTACCTAGCCTCCTAGCCCCATTTAAGGCCGTTTGTCCTGGCACTTGGCTAAGCGGGAAAGCATCACCATGCACAGCAGTCCAGCCATGCGCCCAGTCATAGCCGTACGGTCTAAACTTAATGCCTAATTTATCGTAGCCCATAAATTTTTCGTACTGCAGCTCTGGCAAATTTAAGAAACTGGGCAAACGCTTTTTTATAGACCTGTAAAGTCTAATGCCATGATTACTGCCCAGTACGTCTGTTACTCCCAAGTAACTTAGCACCTGTTGAGTCTGTAATCGGTCATCGTTTATGTTGCCGACCATTTCATCAATAGTACCTGCGTTAAAACCGCCAAGCTGCGGTAGATCTATTTCATCGCCAATACAAATAGTTTGATGTGGCCGCCACTTGCTTAAAAATTTACCGACAGATTTGACCGCCCCTTCGTTGAAAAAAGGCACTTGCAAATCACTGACAAACGCAACACGCTTAATCGTCATCCTCATCGTCATAAGGATCAATTACAGGGATGATGCCGTCTTTGCCAGTGATCCAGTCTGGCAGTGTGCGTTGATCTGTGAGTAACCAGAATGCACGTTCAGCTGTAAAGCCTGCAGCGATAGCAGCTTTATAGCATGAATGCAGGGCAATATAATGCTGATCTAATTTACTCAATGGCTCTGCCATCTTACGCACTCTACGTCTCACAGGTTTCTTACGTTTGCGTGTGTTAGCCATAATTAAATCATCCCTTACCTATTGCAATAAACAGATCATCAACACGCTTTTCTAATCTTGTTAACTGATCTTTCATGCTAAGTCCACCATTGGGCCGTAGCTCGTTTAGCCAGCCTTTAACTAGAAAACGTAATCCGATGAGACCGCCTGATAGCACAGCGATAATGCCAGCGCCAAAGCCAGCCCATTCTGCAGGTGTCATGCTTCATCTGCACCGATGCCATAAGCACTATCGGATTTGTCTAAAGCCCTAGCTGCTGGACCCGCAAGAGCTGAGATAACTACAGCTACTACAGGATCTAAACCTAATTCATTACTTGCTAAAAATGTTAAAAAAGATACTAATACGCCACGTGCGTAGGATTTTAGTACAGCCTTCTGTTTCTTACTTATCTTCATATCTTGCCTCCTATTAGTGGTATGTCAAACGGTCTGCCGTCTGTATCTCCTGCTTTAGTAAAACTAATGTGTATGTGTTTTGTGTGTGGGTTGATACCTTTGTATCTGCGCCATTTATAGTTTAAGAGTTTAGAAGCGATGTGGTGCTGGAAGATGACGTATGATAAACGTTTATCGGTTTTCGCACACTGCTTGATCTGGTCAGCCAGATAAGCTGCGATCCCCTCTGGCTCACCCAGGCGAGAATCAATATCAATGGCTCTGACCCACCCCTGCTCATCTGGATTATGATCTGATTTTCTGGTGGCATGGCGACTATCGCCCACCCACCCATCACTGGCAGTACGCCTAACTGGAAACCACGTATCAATTTGATCTCTTAACTGCACACCAGCTGCACATAGTTTAGGCTTCATTAACTAAGAAGTAGTTTTGCTTCATCCTCAGTTATGCCTAAACGCTGAAGGAGTGCAGCCTTAGCCTGAGCCTTCGCTTCCGCTTGAAATTGTTTGTCTGTATTGTAGGCTTTTAAACCATCCTCAATTTCTTTTGCAGTTGGTTGGTCCTGACTTTCATCAAGCCATTCTAATACATTATCCCTAATTACAAATTCTGCATTTGGTCTAATAAATAAAATTGCTTCTGCTTTTTCTGTTTGATTCATTATGCACCTATTTCTAATAATGTTATTACTGAGGCGAATCCACCATCTTGGGCTGTAACTGTAAAACTATTTCCGCCACCTCTGCGTGCTTGCGTTTTGTATGTTGTTGATGATGTTGTTGCTGGACTGTCTAAAAATGATGTGTTAAACATATATTTCCGATACATACTTGCACCACTCACTGCTATATTTACTTCCTCTGTCAAGCCCGTACTTCCAGCAGGGTTGTAAATATTTGTTGAGCCTCTCAACAATGCCACACCAATAGTTGCTTGGCCATTATTTTCTGATCCAATAGCAAAAGCAAAATACTGAGTCAGTAAAACCAAAACTTTACTTGATGCGCTGCTTGGCGTTATTGAAGCGGTCAAACTGGTATCAGTTAATGATGTTGATGTAGTAGATGTAGCTGTTGTAGTTGTTGCGCTAACTACTTGCAACACTTTGCCACCACTAGCAGGTGTCGCAAACTTTAATCCTGTTGCCTCTGTACTATCAGCTGTTAAGACTTGTCCGTTTGTGCCAACAGCAAGGCGTGTATCGCTTGTGCTAAAAGTATAAAGATCACCTTTGGTAGTTAGTGGAGATACTGCGCCAGCTTGTATGTAATCGTAAAATATAGATGCGCCTGTAGCTGTAAAATATAATATACCTGCATCATTTTGTGGCAATATCAAACTGCCAGCCGTTGCTACTGTTGCTGACCCTGATGTAACTGTGCAAGCACCTGCGCCTAAGTTTTGTATAAACACTGTGTCACCCGCTGCGAATAATCCTGTGTTGACTGTAATTGTTGTAGCACCTGCAGCATTCATCGCAACAGTTGTACCTGCATCTGCAGCTACTAATACATAGGATGCGGTTTTAGCCGTAGCAGATCCACCGCCCATAGCAGTCTGTTGCAGACTTGTCATCTGTGCAGCTGTAAGTACCTGCCCAGTAGTAAAGGTTTGTTTAGCCATTATTCTCCTTAGTAACTAAGCACATTATAGTCTAAAGTGCCGTAGATATTGTTATCTAGAATCAGCGCATCTATAACTGGCTCTAAGGTTGTAAAAAAAACCTTGAAGCTGTTAGGTGTGATGGTGTTAGATACGCCAAAGATTTGTAAAGTCCTGTCAAGGGTAGAGCCGCCTGGCTGTGTAGTTACGACCTGTATAGGATCAAAGAAGTCAAGCTCTAGGGCTGCAAGTATGCCTGAGTTATAGTTAGGCGTGTATAAATCTAGCTCTATGCCATCGCATCGTACTTCTGTTTCGGCTCTACTAGCCACATAAGCCTGCGCATAATCTAGTGCTACGGCATCTGTCTGCATTAGTAAATCCTGCAGGTTATAGCTGTGTATAAAATACTTGTCTATTGAATCCTGATTGATAGCGGTCTGTGGTGAGCCGCCTGACCTGCTGACCTGTGCTGAGTTAAATATAAGGGTATCGTCTAGTTTCCAATTAGCGTTGGCATAAGGTATGCCAGTGCCGTCATCATTAAATACAGTAATTGTACCGCCTATTGATCCAGCGGTTACTGCTCTATCTTGGAATACAAACTCGCCATTAGTATCTACGTAAAATGCGCCATACTCGGAATCTGTAACAGTCTGCAACGCTGTAAGGGAAGTGCGTGCTGTGCCTGGATCAGCCTGTAAAGTAGTTAGACCTGCATCTATATCTCTAGCAGTAGATGGCCAGTCAATTTCATCTAGTATTTGGTTAATGCGTGTGCCGGATAAATCACCAGCCGTAGCATTTGTAACTGTACTTATCTGTGCATTCTGCGCAAGTCTAAAGGCATCTACAGCTTGTATTGTTGTATAGGCTACTTCTGTAGCATCTTTAGGCTGTGTATTAACGTATGAAGTAATAAAGCCAGAAAATATGCTATAAGTGTTAGCGCCATAGGTTGCAGTAATCTGCACTTTCTTCATAGGTGTTAAAAGAGAATAGTAGGGAGACCCTGGGTTAGTTGGGTTGAAGTCGCCATTTTGGTCTACTATACGTAAGGTAAGTGTGCCTGTTTGAAATTGATCTGCTAAAGCACTGCGCCCTCTAGCAGTCTGTATAAAATCTACTTGGTTAGATACATCAACAATTACAGCTGTAGAATCTGCCAACACGTTTACGTCTAATAAGCCAGTGTCCAGAATCATTGCCTGTGCAAAGGATGGCCCAGTACTGAAGTTAATTACTGCATTGACTGTAGGTACTGTCATTATGTAATTGTTCCAGCAGGCACTAATTTATTGCCGTATTTAAGATTTACTCTTACTGTTTCTGCAATAGCCTGAATTAATTTATCACTGCTAGCACTTGGATCTAAGGTTAATGTAGCTTGTGTCGGTGTAGATGCAGCAGCACCAGCAGCCGTAGGTGCTTGATTAGTTACACCTTGTGGCACTGTGTATGTAGTAGATCCCTCAAATGGTGCTATTTGATTTCGGCCACGTGCTGTCATCTCACCTGTAGAAGTAAATAAAGGGTTAGGCCTACTGGCCAGTACGTCTAGGAATGTAGCAGCGGTGTTAGCGGCTAAGGCTAGTTTGTTTACAGCTACAACACCCTCCAGCTCAGCATTATATTTTTTAGCCAATGCCTCATTGTTGTCTAGTATTGCAAGCTGCGCCCTAATGCGTAATTTAGTTTCTTCATCGGTTGCAGCGTTAAGTGCTGCAGTTAGGCCTATGCGTTCTAGATCAAATTTGTCTTTAAGTTTGTCTATCTCAGTCTTTGCTTTATTGCTGGCTGTAATAATTGACAGCTCGTCTTTACGAGCCTTTACTATTTTCTTTGTAGTGTTTAGCGAATCACGCTCTCCAAACCTTGCATCTGTCTGTGGCCTAATACCAGACTTGCGTACAAACTTGCCATCTACTTTGACTGCAGCATTGGGATTTAACAGGCTTAGAAAATCTATAACACTAGAGAAGGCGTTGCCTATTGTTTCAGCTGATCTAACCATCTTATTAGTAAATGTATCTATGCTTGTATCACCGCTTAGTGCTTTTAGCGCATCTAATAAGCCCTTGCCTATTGCCTCTTTAGACTCATCTACAGCTACAGTTAATTTAGCCATATCGCCTGCATAGCCTTCTACGGCTGCGGCTGCTTGTCCTGCAAAGTTAACGTTGAGTGTGCGTTGTATATCTAAGAATGATGCTGACTTTAATTGTGCCTTGCTAAGTCCTACACCTAATCTACCGAGCGCTACGCTGTCGCCCATGTAGGCTTTAGACAAGCTAGTAGTTACTGCGTTTAAGTCTTTGCCAGTGCCTGCTGCTACGTTTAAGGCTGTCTCAAAAAGACTCTGTGCAGTAGATACATCCTTAGTGGCAATTAACAGACGCTGAAATCCCGGGATCAAGTTTTCATCTATGATGCCAAACTGCAGCGATAGACCTTGTAGATACTTGTCTATGCCTGGCTGCTCAAACTCTAAACCTAAGTTTTTAACTGTAGTGCGTAATTTAGCTGCAGCCTTCTCTGACTCTACAAATGCGTTAACCGCACTCTTAGCAAATGCAGCTACCGCTACGCCTGCAAATACTTTAGTAAATGTTTTGCCAAAGCCCTTTACTTGTTTCTCAAAGGCTGTTATCTCTTTCTTACCTTTTTTTAATCCTTTGTTATCAAAGGTGCTAAGTACCGAGGCTACTATGGTAGGCACTATGAAACTCCCCTACTACGCATGCCTCTGTAAAATCCTATAACTTGTTGCTGTTTCTCCATCGGCATCTTTTTATAGTATGCGGTTATAGCTTCGTTTAACGCTTGCTGTATGTCTGCATAAATTGGCCCTTGCTCTTTAGCCCAGACTTTGTACAAGGCTCGGCCTTTGTTTTTACGACCTTTACGGCCTACTGATCCGCTTAGTGTTGCATCAGATAATGCTGGTAGTGCGTTGATAAATTGTGCGCTTGCTTTAGGATTTAATGATGCGCCTTCTGGACTACCCTGTGGATTTTTTCTACCAGCCCACTCAAATACCATACCTGCACGATTCTCATTAGATACATAATTGTAAACAGCGTAGCCGTTTCTGTTTCTCTTATTAGGCCCAAGTTTATATTTAACACCAGCTTTAGCCTGCGCTTGATCGTATGCTGGGAATGGTTTGCGTTGACCCTCCATTGGCTGCGCTGTCTTTAGCCAGCCGCTCAATACATTTTCATTATCTGGGAATTCGTTTTTGGTCAAAGCAGCTACTCTGATCATCGGTGTTTTTAGCCTGGCTTTAACATTGTCAAAGGTGTCATCTTCTATTTCACGTAGCGCTTTAAGAAATTGACTAACGCCGTTTACGACTACTGGCATTACGTATCTCCTTAGCTCTATCTGTCAATACCTGGATGATAGCCCGATACATCTGCGTATCCATGTCTCTAAACTCGCTAGGCGGTATTCCCGTCTCTACAGCTAATTGAGCAATACTGTAGAAAATAGAATCACGCCCGACTATTTTTTTTCTTCGTCAAGTACCTCTACTGTGTCTAAGCTGTCTATAAACTCAACTCCAAATAAAGGTACTGTAACGTTTGCTCTGCGTAAGCACTCCCAAGCAAGCCAGTAAATTTCTGTCTGACGCTCAAAATCTCTTAACACTTTGCTAATACCAGCCTGATAGCGTAATTCAAATGCGTACTCGACACCTGGTGTTATCTTATGCTCTGATACTTCACCATTAGCCCTTGTTATCTTTAGCTTTGCCATTACTACTCCTTATGGTGTGGTATCTACTACGATAACACTCTGGCAGGTAAATGTAATTGACTGTGTGCTGATGTCGCCTACTGCGCCATTTACATCCTGTGTGTTATTAACAAGCACTGTGGTTTGGTACTCTGGGTTTGTAGCACTAACTACTGCAGAAGTCTGCTTAATTGTTAGTGGCACTGTTGTACCCCATGCTGCCTGCAGTGTTGCGTTTACGTTGCTTGCTGCTGTGTCATTTAAGAAGTCAATAGTAATAGTGCTGGCTTCTAGACCCTTTGCAAACTTGTGAGCGGAATCGCCCATAGCTGTTACTTCTAATTCGTCAAATGAGCGGTTAATTGTTACGGCTGTTACGTGATCGCTTAAAGCGACACTGTTCAGCGTGACAACAACGCCATTACTTAGATAGATTGCCATTATTCGTTGTCCTCATCTTTCTTAGCCGCTGGTCGTTTAACCGCTGCTGGTTGGTCGGTAATCTGGCCTATTTTGACCAGAAACTTATGCTCTTCTTCTGTTAGTCCTTTATAGCTCATATTAACTCCAACTCGTTAGGGTGTTGATTGTAATCTCACTAACCAATAGATCACCGCTGGCAGCGGCAATTATACTAGGTGCTGAGATAGCAGATATATTTATTACTAAACTTGATGCTGCTAGTTTTGTTACGACTGCGAGTATGTAATCTTCCATGCCTGCTAGATTGCCTTGATTATCTAATGCTGGCTTAGTTATTAAAATTTTAAAGTTAGCCATAGGGCTTATAGTTATGTAATCGTTATTGCTTGGCGTAAGGTAAGGATCGCTAGGTGTAATTACCACGCTGTTTACAAGTAATGTGGCAGGTGGGAAGGCAAAGGTTGACCATGTTCCAGCGTTGGCTAGGTCTGTTGCAAGTGTGCTGCGTAAGGTAGTTATTGCAGCTGGCATTAGCCGACCAGTGAGTTAGGGCTGCTATACGGTTGGATGAGACCACGCACTCTGTTAATCAGCTGATAACCCATCCGATAAGGGCTGGCAGTGATCCCATCCATACCTACCCCACCAGTCTGGCTAACCTGTCTGGCTTGCCATATATCTACAGCTACGATCATCGCAGCCTCTC